GCTTTATATGATCGTGCGATAGCGGCTATCAATACGTCTGACCAGTCGAGTGAGTACAGCGGTCAACCTATGTCAATGTCTTATAACGTGAGGTAAATCATGGCAGAAATGTCGAATTTTTTGGAAAACGCTCTGATTAACGCTACCTTGCGTAATACGAGCTATACCAGTCCGGCTACGGTCTATGTCGGTCTGTTTACTACTGATCCTACTGATGCGAACACAGGTACTGAGGTATCTGGTGGATCGTATGCTCGTACTGCGGTGACGTTTGGTGCGCCTAGTAACGGTGTGACAACGAACTCAGCGAGTGTTGTATTCCCTACGGCTACTGGCTCATGGGGAACGATTGGCTGGATCGGTATTTTGGACGCTGCTACTAGCGGGAATCTCTTGTATCACACAGCTTTAGACGAGGCTAAGACTGTGGGTACAGGCGATATTTTCACGATTTCGAGTGGCAACCTTAGCGTGACGTTGGCTTAATATGCCTTTCATCGTTAATGATCGTGTAAAGGAAACGACTGCTACTACGGGTACGGGTACTGTCACGTTAGATGGTGCTTCTCCGGGGTATCAAACCTTTGCTGCTGGCATTGGTAGCGGCAATAACACCTATTACGCGATTGTTTTAGGGAACGAATGGGAAACCGGTATAGGTACGGTCGGAAGTGGTACGTTAAGCCGGGATACCGTTCTACAGTCATCTAATAGTGATGCGAAGGTCAACTTCTCTGCTGGCTCTAAGGAAGTCTTTGTAACGTATCCAGCAGATAGGGCTGTTTACAAAGAGACATCAGGTAACGCGATTCTGTTCCCGATATGGGAAAACACACCTACGGTATCAGGTGCATATTCGATAACGTCAGGAAATCGTGGGATCAGTTACGGTGAAATAACGATTACAACAGGTTCATCGGTAACTGTGCCTACTAGCAGTTCATGGCTAGTTTTTAGTTAAGGAAAGAACATGAGTAACTTAAAAGTTCAGGGTAATGCAAGTGGTACAGGTACACACACTTTGCAATCTGCTAACACTAATAGCAATATTACTCAAACATTGCCTGATGTTAGTGGAGTTACTTTAGGGTTCCTGAATGTTCCGCAGTCGGGATCGGATAAGACTACTTCTTATACTTTGGCTACGTCTGACGTTGGTGAGTTCGTTGGTGTCGGTACTGGTGGTTCAGTTACTATCCCTAACAGCACATTTTCTGCTGGTGACATTGTTTCTATATTTAATAACACTAGCGGCAATATCACGATTACCTGCTCGATTACGACAGCTTACATTGCTGGAACAAACACGGATAAGGACACGATGACGCTTGCGACCAGAGGCGTGGCTACGGTTTTATTTATTAGCGGTACGGTCTGCGTTGTAACTGGCAACGTAACCTAAGGGGTTGGCATGAGTGGAATCATGGCAATGTTGTTGGGTAGGGCTGCTGGCGGCACATTTACTGTTGTCCAGACGTTCACCGCATCTGGCACTTGGACTTGTCCTACTGGTGTGACAGAGGTTGAGTATTTAGTTGTTGCCGCTGGTGGAGGCGGTGGCTCTCGTTGGCATAGCGGTGGAGGCGGAGCTGGTGGATTCCGTACTGGCACAGGTTTATCTGTAACTGCTGGAACCGATTACACAATAACAGTAGGAGCAGGTGGCGCTGGTGGTGCAGATACTGGTGCTGGCAATAATCCGGGTGTTGCTGGTGGAAACTCATCAATCGGTTCCCCTGCGTCAATAACTTCTGCTGGTGGTGGATTAGGTGCTGCATACAATACGTCTGGCGGTTCTGGCGGTTCTGGCGGTGGGTCTGGTGGTGCTCCTACTGCCATTACAGGAGGGACGGGGAATACGCCAAGTACAAGCCCAAGCCAAGGAAATAACGGTGGGAATGGTGGAGCTAGCACTGGTGGCGGTGGTGGTGGCGGCGGTGCTGGTGCTGTAGGAGGAAATGCGTCTGGAAATACTGGAGGAAATGGCGGCAATGGAACCGCATCATCTATTTCTGGTTCATCGGTTACTTATGCTGGTGGCGGTGGTGGCGGTACAGTAAATTCAACAACTGGCGGAACTGGCGGTACTGGAGGTGGTGGTAACGCTTTAGCTCCGGGAGGTGCTGGAACAGCTAATACTGGTGGTGGTGGTGGTGCTGGTTCTAATAATCCATCTCCTAATGCTGGAGGTTCAGGAGGCTCCGGCATTGTCATCCTCAAGTACACCGTCGCATCACAGACTGTATTCACCTTCAAGTCATCGACTAGATGGGTTGCTCCAACAGGTGTGACCAGCGTAGATTATCTGGTCGTGGCTGGTGGTGGTGGTGGTGGAGCTGTTGGTGGTGGCGGCGGCGCAGGCGGATTCCTCACGGGAACGGGTTTGAGTGTTACCGCAGGAACAGAATACACAATAACGGTTGGTGCTGGCGGTAATGGTGCGCCCGGAGCTGGAAATGGTGGAGCTAGTACTAGAGGTTCAAATGGTAGTAACTCAGTATTCAGCACCATTACATCAAATGGTGGTGGTGGCGGCGGGAGCGCAGAGAATATAAATGGTCTTACTGGTGGTTCTGGCGGTGGTGGTGGTTCTTCTGGTGCATCAGGTGGTACTGGAGGAAATGGCAATACGCCAAATACATCACCATCACAAGGAAACAATGGAGGCAATGGGTTAGTTGCAGATACTGGAGGAGGCGGCGGCGGTGCTGGTGCGGTAGGAGCAAACGCTACATCACCATCTGCCGGTAATGGTGGGAACGGAACCGCATCTAGTATTAGTGGCAGCAGCGTTACTTATGCTGGCGGAGGCGGTGGCTCTGGAACACCAAGCAGAACAAGAGGCACTGGTGGGGCAGGTGGTGGCGGGGATGGTGGGGTAGCTAATACTGCCGGTTCTAATGGAACTACTAACACTGGCGGCGGTGGCGGCGGCGGAGCTATTGGCTCTAGTCCAACTTTTGATAGAAAAGCTGGCGGAGCAGGTGGCTCCGGCATCGTGATAATCAAAATAAACCAATAACTATGGAAACTAAAGTCTATCGATTCTTGGGCATCGACACGGCAATGCAGTTGCTACGTCCGGGTGCTAAATGGGAAATATCAAACAACGTCTTTACCCGTTGGGATGACCCAAGACCTTGCCCGTCGATTGAGGAAGTGTATTGGGTGATGGACAGAATCAAAGAGTTTGAGGAAAGCATCCCGACGATGTGGTTGCCAGAACAGCTTGAGCAGATGGGCGTGCAGATGAAAGAGATTGAGGAGGCGATTGGATGAATATGCACCACCTCTTTCCAACGCCTGTTGGGATGTTCGACCTAGACCGTCCGTTGACTGACGAGGAACTGCTGTTCGTTCGCGGTCAGGAAACTAGAGCAAACGAGGGCAACACGACTAGCAAGAATAACTTTGTGTTGCGTGACCCTGTAATGACTTCCCTGCGCGGCTGGATTGAGGACTGCGTGGCTGAATACTTTAAGGCAACCAGTAACCCGAAGCACGACGTTCACCTGCGAGTGACGCAGAGCTGGTTCAACTATTCAGAGCAGGGTCAATGGCATCACAAACACGCTCATCCGAATAGCTTTGTGTCTGGCGTGTTCTATCTGAACACCAACCCTGACGACAAGATTTTCTTTTACCGTTCTGGCTGGCAGCAGATTAAGTTCCCACCGGAAGAATGGAACTTGTACAACTCCGAGTCGTGGTGGTTCGAGGCGATTACAGGTCGGTTGATTTTGTTCCCATCGTCGCTAGAGCATAACGTACCGACGGTAACGGGTGATGATGTAAGAATAAGTATGTCGTTTAATACATTCCCTGTTGGGGTTGTAGGCGATGAATTGAGTTTGACCGGATTGAAACTGGAGGCTTAAAGTGGCTCACTTTGCTGAAATTGACGCTAATGACGTAGTGTTAAGAGTTATCGTGATTGATAACAAAGACACATCAGACGCTAATGGTGTTGAGAAGGAACATATTGGGGCTGCTTTCTGTGAGCGTCTGTTTGGTGGGACTTGGAAACAGACCAGTTATAACGGAAACATTCGTAAAAACTATGCAGGGATAGGTTATACCTATAACGCAATACTTGATGCGTTTATTGCTCCGCAGCCTTATCCGTCATGGATATTAGATGATGATGCTCAATGGCAACCACCTGTAGCAATGCCTACTGATGGTCAGATGTATGTTTGGAATGAAGCAACTCAGACTTGGGATGTGATGGCTTAAATGTTTGGATTCATACCGTTTTCGGCTGGTACGTTTGCTAGTACAGGTGATAGACCTGTATTAGCGTCTGCGTCTATTACAGCTTCGGCAACGGTATCAGGATCAGCATTTGTAGATCACAGAGCTAATGCAGCGGTATCTGCTACAGCTACTGTAACAACGGCTGCTAGAGTCAATTACAGCGGTAATGCGGCTGTTTCTTGTGCTGCTACGGTTAATGCCATTGGCTACCGTATTGTCCATTTCAGCGGGGCTATAAACGCTTCTGCGACGGTTACAGCAAGTGGCTTTAGACAGGTCTTTGGTAATGGCTCAGTTACTTGTTCGGCAACAGTAACGGCTAAGGGCAATAACACGATTATTGGCTCTGCTGCTGTAACGGCAAATGCCACAGTTGCTATTACGCCTACAGTAATGCGTTATGGAAATGCAGCTATAACGTGTGAGGCTACGGTTACTGCAAGTGGTATTAGGCAGCTAGTTGGTTCTGCTTCCATTGATGCTACGGCTGAAGTAACGGCTAGTGCAACAGTTAGCCACTTCCCAATAGCCAGCATTGCTGTTAGCGTAACGGTAACTGCTGACGGTATGATTGTTGGCGAGGAATGGTCGCCAATAACACCGGAAACGAATGTTTGGACAGATATTCCTGCGAGTAATGATGTCTGGACTGCTGTTACAGCGAGTTCGGATACATGGACAAATACAAGTCCGGGGTCAAATACTTGGACATTAAAGCCTACTGGAACTGATACATGGCTACGACAAAACTAACTTTTGGAGAATGGTTGCCAGATCAGCCCGGAGTAACTGGTGCTGTGACGGATGCTAAGAACTGTTATCCGGTTGCTAACGGATATGCGCCATTTCCGAGTGAGGCTGATTACTCGGATGCAGCGGCTCAGAACCTGCTGATTACCTTTGCGGGTAAGTTTGGCGGTGCTACGAACCTATTTGCTGCTGGTGCGACTCAAATCTACAAGTTTGACTCTAATGACGCCAGCTTAGATGCGGCTACGACTACTGGATATACGACTGTAGAGTCGTGGGATGTTACTCAGTACGGCTCTAAAATGATTTTGGCTAATGGTCAAGATAAATTACAGGCTTTTGACTTAGGTTCATCAACTTATTTTGCTAATTTAGCTGCTGCGGCTCCTACGGCTAAGTTTGTGACCGTAGTAAAAGACTTTGTTGTAGCTGCTAACGTAGGTGGTGAAGAAAACAAGGTCTATTGGTCGGATATTAACGACGAAACTGACTGGACTCCGGGGGCTGCTAGTCAATCTGATACGCAGGTAATCCCTGATGGTGGCAACATCACAGGTCTAGCAGGTGGTGAATACGGTCTGATCTTCCTAGAGAGGGCAATTTACCGGATGACTTATGCTGGTAGTCCGTTTTTCTTCCAGTTTGACGCTATTTCTCGGTCTTTAGGCTGTATTTCTAACGGTTCTATTGCTCAATACGGTGGATTGACCTATTTCCTAGCGGATGACGGGTTTTACGTCTGCGATGGTCAAACTGTTAAAGGAATTGGCGCAGAAAAGGTCAATCGCTGGTTCTTTGAAAACGCTGTGCCGGGAGAAATTACGACTGGCATGAGTGCTACGGTTGATCCTATCCGTAAGCTGGTAATTTGGCGGTTTGCAGGTACGTTTAACATCAAATATCTGCTGATTTACTCAATAAACCTAGACCGCTGGTCTTACGCTACGACTACAGCGACATCTATTTCATTTGTGCTAACACCTTCAGCTACGTTAGAGCAGGTAGATAACTACAACAGTAGCATTGATGCGCTAGATATCCCGCTGGATTCTCCTGTATTTGCAGGTGGTCGATTGTTATTTGCTGGTGTATCTGGCAGCAAGATTATTGCCTTCTCAGGACAGCCTAAGACAGCGAATATCACGACTGGAGACATCTCGATAGGTCGTTCTACGGTGACTCTGGTTAAACCGATTGTGGACAATGGTAGTGCGTCTGTGGCTGTTTCCAGCAGGGATTTACTTAACGAGGTGGTGGAGTTCTATCAGGAGACTGCTGCTGATGCGGAGAACCGTATTTCGTTGCGGTCTAACGGTGAATATCACAGGCTAAGATTGACTCCGACAGGGGATAACTGGAAAACCGCTGTAGGGATGGAAGTAGACGTATTTAAGCAGGGTACTCGATGACTAGGCGAGTCCAGTTCCAGACGTTACCTGTATTTGGGTCTGATCCGAGGCAGGTGGCTGAGGTTGTTCGTGGTGCTATGAATGGCAAAACGAATAACACCGGAGAGATTACATTAGCTACAGGGAACGCTACTAGCACTACCCTTTACGATGACCGTATAGGCTTTGACAGCCTTATTTTCTTCGTACCCTTATCTGCGGCTGCTGAGGCTGATTCAGCGCCTTATGGAGCGTTTCAGGACACCACAGACCAGACTGCTGCTAATACGACAACTGCCTATGCTGTTACGCTTAATACAACAGACTATAGCAATGGAGTTTATCTTTCTAATAGTTCTCGTCTTAATGTCAGGAATTATGGAGTTTATAACATTCAGTTTTCTATTCAGTTCAAGAACACCACTAATGATGCTCAGGATGTAGATATTTGGTTTAGAAAGAATGGAACGAATATAGATGGTTCTAATAGCCGGTTTTCATTGCCAGCGAGAAAAAGTACAGGTGATCCTAGTCACTTGATTGCTGCGATGAATTACTTTCTAGAAATGAATGCTGGAGACTATGTAGAGATAATGTGGCGGGTAACTGATGTAGGTGTTTCGTTAGAGCATTTCCCGACGAGTACGACACCTGATAGACCGTCTGTTCCTAGTGCCATCATTACGTTGAATTATGTAGCACCATCAGCAACAACGAACCTGTATGTTTCTACACAACAACAGGGTGAGGCAACTATTACACATTGGGCAAATGCTACAGCAGACAAAACATACGGATATATCGTTGTCGGTTGAGTTTCAGTACATTCCTGTAGATCAGTTAAGAAGCTGGTGGGGAACGATCAGACCGGGATTGGAAAAGGTTAAAACTCGCAGTCCTGAGAATTGGATTGTCGAGGACGTTTATACGGACTGTTTTAACCAGAAAGCTATGTTGTGGGTTGCGTTAAAGAATCAGCGATTTGCGGGATTCTTTATCTTGCAGCCTTTGGGTGATGAGCTCCATGTTTGGGCTGCTTGGACGTT